AATTCAGTTATAACAATATCTATTGTTTTTTTAATTTCTTCAATATCATATTTTGGTTTTTGTAATTTACCACTAATAATACCATCGGTTGATGCAGACGAGCTAAATATATGAACGCCAAATTCATTTTTAGTCGTGATTGCACCAGAACCTTTAACTAAAAGTTCGCTAATTTTTGCTTCGTTTTTTAAACCACTTTTATCCGTCATTTTAGTATTTGACTATATCAAATGTTATATTATTATCAAAATATTGAACACTACCATTTTGTTCAATTTTAAATTCTATTTTATATGTTCTATTAGCCTCCCAATTTGAAAGATTTAAATTTATATAATTTCCATTTGAATCACAACTTACTTTTGAATACTCCGAAAATGGTACTATTACATCATCGGATGAAAAATCTTTTATCTGATAATATGTTGTTTGTGGTAAGTACTTAACACTATTATAAGCGAATGTATTTATAAACGTTTTTAATGGATATAGTTCTCTAGCTAAAATTCTTAATTTTGGAGTACTACCCAACTTGTATTCTTTTTTTAGATTAGATATACTAACTTTAATATCTTCAGCAGTCAATGGACTTAATGAAGCTGTTGTAAATGTTTGGTCGTCCCAACCAATACTAATTTTAGGTTGATATATAGTATGGGTTTCTTTACTAAAAAACTTTAACTGTCCATAATCTTCAATATTGTTTTCTACAACATCGGAATGTCTTAACAATAATCCATCGTTTGGAATTGAACCACTCATCCATACTTTTAATATGTCTTTAACATCCATATTAATATCAGCTGTTTGATAGTTATATGATTGAATACTACTAAAACCACTCCACCAAGTTCCACCCGTTCCATTGTTTGGGTTTGCATCAGTACCTAAATTAAGATTATTTTCTAACCATTCTAATTTACTATCACCATCTCTATAATTCCAAGTTACACCAGCGGTTGATACATTATCAAAACGAGTTCCAATACCCATTTGCCAACTTCCAGAAAGTGGGTTTGCATATATTGTATATTCCAATGGAAGTTCTTCACTTTGAGTTTCTTTTAATAATAAATTAGCAGAACCCAATCCAATTGTACCAGCTGAAATAGATGCTGATAAAAATCCAACATCAAATTTAATCATGCTTCTAGCAACATCTTTTATGTTACCATAATAGACTTTACTAATTTCTAATATTTCATCAAGCCCAGTATTTTGATTGGGTTGTTGTAAATAAACCGATGCGTCTTTAGATGCTGTTAAAAAATATATCATTATTTTACTCTTCCTTTAATATCCGAATTCGGAAATTTAACTTCAAAAACCGATGGGTCTAACGATGGATATATAATTTTATCTTTAGTTGCCGCACTTATATTATATGAGTTTGGTGAATACTTACCACCACATTTATTTGTTATTTTAAGCATTGGTACTGATGATACTCCTTCAATATTTGCCAATAACAATTCGATTTCACTTAAATTAATTGTTTGGTTAAACGTCCATCCATCTATACTAAAATAATTTTTTAACTCACTAATACAATTTGTTAATAATTCTGTTTTATTATAATTTTTATATGCTAAAACTTCAAATTCAATACCAATGTTAATTACAAACCCATCGTTAATATTAACACCATCGGTTAATATACGATATTCATTTAAATATGTTTTAAGATTCTCTTTTATAGCTCTATTTAAATTTGTTAAATTTTGATTTGAGTTATATCCTAACAAATATAAGTTAATTGCAAATGGATTATTTTTTTCCTTTACATTACTATCTTTTCCAATTAAGAATTTTGTTATTTCTTCTTTGACAGAAGCTAAAGTTGGTTCTTGTATATCGGGTTTATTTACAAATTTCATTACTAAATCCGTAAACTCTTGTAAATGATTTGGTGATGCTAATATTGATGATGGTGAATTATTATCTAATGTACCATCCGCAACTGCATATGCTTTTGCAATACCACCAAATTTTGCAGGCATTGATAAAGCTCGTATTTGATAATCTTTTGCAGTTACAGCTCTATTTTGTGCTCCAAAGTTTGCCAAAGCATTCTGTCTAACTTCTTCAATTGTTTCACCACCCCTACCACCAACAGCTGGTACTTCATTATCAACTACTAATGTGTTTTTTATAGATTGATATGCGGCTATTTCTGATTGATTTAGAGAATTTAAATTATTTTGAAATTCAACACCTGTTATTTTTGTTATTTTACCTTGAGCAACATTTGAACTAACACCACCACCTACAAAATACTTAACAGTAATTGTAGTATTAGATGGAGATGTTCCATATGTTTTTGTTTTTAAAAAATTAGTTGGGTCAAATGATTCTTCCAATCTACTAATAGAATTTGGCAATCCCAATCCAACATTTTTAAGATTTGGAATTAATTGCTCATCACTTGCTGATGCATCTCCTGCTCCAAATTGAATTGTGGTTGTACTATCTTGATTTACTTTTGTTATAAATCTTCTAGGTGTTTTTATTGTTTTTAACACATATGGTACTGTATCTTTAAATTGAGCCAAATCAGGGTCTGTACTTTCGTTATTTGGCTCATCTATAAAAATCATTTCTTGAGCTAAATAAGGAACTTCATAGTATTTATTTCCATTTGAATCTCTAACATCATATATTTCAATAACATCAGTATCACCTAAATCTATTTTTTGAAATGGTGTATATGAACCATATGTAAAAGTTGCTTCTTTTTCAATAGCAGATATAGCTTGTATATTTTTTTTAATTAAATAAAATGTTGGTTCTCCAGTATTTATATCTCTTTGATAAATACTTATTTGTCTACCATATGAATCCGAAAAGTTTAGATTTTCTAATGTTCTAAATACAATATTATCCGTTGATTCAACTCGCATTCCTTGCTTTATTTCTAAATAATATCTTTCATCGGGTTTATTAGATACACTACTACCAATAGATGGTACTAATTGATAAACAGACAATGTTGTTATTGCAGGAGATGTTACTTTTGGTTTATATCCTAAAAATTGAGATAATGCTATTACATTTTGTAAATCTTCCGCATATGGCATTAAAGACTCTTTTAAAGTATCATCCACATAGTATGATAATGAATCACCAACATACGATGCCATTTCAATAAACATCATACCAGGTGAGGTTTCATTAAAATCAGCATAAGTTTTTGGAAAATAAATTTTGGCAAATTCTATTAAGTTATTTCTATAATCAGAAAAGTCTTTATTTAGATATTTTATATCCTTACCTTTATTTTTAAAATTTCTATTTGTTGTAGTTATTGCCATTTTTTTATGCTTTTACTTTAAATGTAACGGTTTCAAGTTGTGGCATTCCAGATATTTTAAAACGTATTGATACATATACAATATTAGAATCTCTATTATCATCGGTTTGTTCAATAACAATATCATCGACTATTACATATGGTAGCCAATACTCCAATGAATTTACTATTGTATCTTCTATATCAGTTTCTAATTTATTATCATTAAAATTAAATAAAAGTTCTTTAAGTCCGCTACCAAATTGAGGTTGCATTATTCGTTCACCTCTATTTGTTAGTAATAAATTTTTAATATTAGATTTTGCTTGCTCTATTGTGGTAAAAGCTTGATTAAATGCCGTATTTCCAATTTGTATAGGCAATGTTATACCAATAGCGTAGTCTTCGTATTGACCCGTATCTTTTAACATTTTTTTACCTATAATAACTGCCATTATTTTTTATTAAATCGTTTTACCAATTCTGAATAATCTCTATTCAATGCTTTATCTAATTCAGGTACTCCAGTTTGAACACCCAATCCACTTGGTTGTGGTCCTCTTGCTAAATCACCATATCCCATTTTTTCAGCTATTGCAGTTTTACCTACAATAGAACCCATATCACCTTGTCCAAAATTCATTGTTCTAAATCCACCATCATTACTTACAGGAGCCATTGCGGTTTCGTTTAGAATTTGGTTAATCATTGGGTTTTTACTAAATTGTTTATTTGATACCGCTTTCGTTTCAACCGATTCTTTAATAGTATCATCTCCTAATATAGCTTTAGCCATTGAAAATCCTTCACTTTCTTTTTTAGGTTGTGGTTTTACATTTCCTTCTGCTAAAACTTTTTTCATTTCAGCTTTTACTCCTTCTTTAATCAAAGCAGGGAGTTGTTGTTTTAACTCCTCTTTGATAAGAATTTGAATAGCTTTTAGTAATTTATCCGTATTCATTTGATTATCTTTCGTTGTTGTTAATATAAATATTTAAATTGTTTATTTTTGGGATTTATTTGGTGGGTGCTTTAAATAGTAAATATCTCCATTTTGTAGCTGGTCCTGATGTATCTGATTTATATACCATAGATGTACCATAATTATTGTATGCATCACTATCCCAATTTGATGCTCTATCCCAATTACCAGCTTTTGGATATGGTTTACCTTTGTTTGGAGATAATGTTCCATATACAGCTTTTTTATAATTTTGATAACCGCCTGTAAAAAATTGTGTGTGACCGTATCGATACGATGATATACCAACTGTACCATCCACTCCCCAATATACAACCACATCGCCTATATCATATTTGTTTCCTGCTAATTTTTTTATCAATTCATCTTTTGTATATGTGGTATTTGTTACAATTTCATATCCCAAATATTCTAAACTTTTCCAATAACCCGCTTTCTTTTCATTATCTCTACTTGCATTTGCATGCCCACCTGCGGCAAATGCAGGTCCTTTTGATGTTTCTTTACCTCTTAACGCATATACATAATTTCTAGCCCAATTATATGTCCATCTAGCACAAAGACCTGTATCAAATCCCACAGTACTTTTTTCCCTTCCAGGTTTTTTTGTTTCTGGATTTAATTGCGAATAATTTATATATTTTCCAATGTGATGTACCGCATCTGCTGCTTTTTTTAATGCACGGAGTTGTACAGTGGTTACTACACCATTAAATTTAGTTGCACTTTCATCGATACCACCACCATGTTCGTCTGTATCTACATCTTCATTTTCTTCATCTTCTAACTCAATTCCTTCACTTTTTAATCTGCCTAATCTAGACTCATCATCATCAACATAATCATTATTTACTTCTGCTAATACAATTTCTTCTTGCTTAGCTTTAGCTAAAAGATAACCAACCCAACTAATTTGTCCGGGTGCAGGATTTCCCACAGGTGGATATGTACTTGTTGTAAATATTGTACCTTTTATTGTATTTAAATGTGCAGTTGCCGTTCTAATAAAACGGTCTACTAATAACCCAGTATTATCATTTGGTTCTAATGGTCCACTTGAAAGTGGTGGTAGTACTATTACACTTTCAGATGATACATTTTCCGAACTAGCTTTTGATTTTGTTTCTGTAGTTTCAGTATCTTTCTTTTCTTTACTTTCGTTATAATAAGTTTCAATTGTAGAAGGTCTTGCTTTCCAAGTAAGAGGATATGCTGCTTTGTAATAATTTGCCCACTTTACATCATTTTTTTTAATCCTACTATCATATTCAGATGTGGATATCGATTGATACATTTCATCTAAAACTTTAAAATATGTATCATATGATTTTTCAAAATCAGATGTTGATAATCCTTTTATATATTTTATAGCCTCATCTCTTAAAACTTTATTAGTTCTTATAGATGTTCTATATTGTGCATTTTCATTTTTTAAGGCTTGAGCTAATCCAGAAACCCATCTTAATTTATCACCACCATCATTATCTGCATTAGAATCCGAATTATACATAAATGAATAAATTTGCATTCTAAATTTTGGTGGTATTTTAGCCCAAATATCCAATCCTATATTAGATGCTATTCTACTTTTAATAATTGCTTCCTTCGAATCATTTCCAGGGTTATATCCACTACAACCTGCTTTTTTATAATCAGCAACATCATTACCGGTTCTATTTGCAATTAAAGTAACACAACCATCGTTGTCTTCATATTTGTTAATTGCATCATATCCAGCATCATCTAATAATCTCCTTATTTTAAAATCATTAGCAGGTTTTGGTGCTTCTTTTGGTTTTATTTTTATTGTATTACTTTCAGCTGATGTATTTTTTAATGGTTCTATCCAATTACCAAAACCAATTACTTTGTTTTGTGTTATAGCTGTGGTTGTTAATGCAGTTGGGGGAATTGTTGTTGCTACAGTATTTGGTAGTTCTGGCGTTAATTTCATTTGAACGCCTCCCCAATATAATTTAACACCAGCCCCCATTTCAGCTACCAAATCATATGGGGCATCGGTTGTAACTCCTTTATCCAATGCTGCTTTAAATGACGTCTTCATTGATTGCACACTACCACTAACAATACTAAATCCATAATTTGAATCATAACCACGTTTAATAGCAAGGTCATATTCAGTTGCATATAAATTTGCTACAAATTCCGTACTTGGTATATTTTCGGGTTGATTTGCTATCCTTACAATATTATCTTTAAATTGTTGCCAAGACATATTATGATGTGCTGTTTAAACCACTTAGTATAGTTTTTAATTTTCCCTTTATTGTATCAAATTGTGCTACATTTTGTGGTGCGGCTTTAGATGGACCTGCTGGTGTTAGATATTGTTGTACTTTTATTTGCTCTATCAATTCTTCTAAAATTTGAACAAGTTTATTTCCCATAACTAATGGTTCTAAATTAGTATCTCCTAAATTTATATGACCGTTTGATGTACGAAAGTTTATATCTTGTCCATTTGTTTTTATATTAATTTTCCCACCAACATTTGCATTTATTCCTAATTTATTATCAATTGACATATTACCATCTGAAATAAATCCGTAATTTTTCTTTGAATAAAATATCAACTCACTACTTTTAGCAGATAGTATTATTCTATCTGAATTTAAAAGTATTTGATTCCCATCTAATTTTGCAGGATAATTTGTAAATGCTAATATTTTTTTAGTTTCAAAATTAGTAGAACCATTTTTATCAATTGTACCAGGTTGAAAATTCAATACCGTTTCACCAGATGACATGGATATTACGCTACCATCTCTATTTATATCTTCATCAACACTAACATTAGCACCACTATTTTGATAATTTAAAGTAGTCTCACCATTTCTTATTATTATTGATGGTGCATATCTTTTATTAGTATTGTTATAACCAGAAAGTCTTATAGATTGTCCAAACTTACTTTCAATTAAAGTATCACCTTCATATAATTTTAATTTATGAAGTCCTTCAATTGGTTGATAATATTTACCAAACCCAACATTATCTTGAGATTTATCCCCATTAGTAGTTGTAGTTTTATGTTTAGCTACATCTATATCTACAGTTGGTGGTACACCTCCATTTTTTCCTGAATCGGATTCCGTACTGTTTATTTGATTTGGATTTGCTGTTACAGATGGATTATTAGTTACAACAATTAATGAATAGTATGGGATTTCATTAATATAGTGAATATGTACTAATTCATTTTTAGTTGGAAGAGTACGAATTGTAGGGTCTATTGGGTATGCCTTTGGATATCCGGTATTATTAGTTCCAACAGTTATTCCTTGTGCTTTAAATTGTATAGCCCCAATATCTCTAGCACCTTTAGCTGCTGGATGGGATTCATTTAAAATAACATCAATAACAACACCAACGTTTACCCTTACATTTGATTGATTTGGGGTTTGGGGTATTCCGGATGTTTGACCCGTATTATCTAATTCTCTTTCATTTGGCATTTTATTTTACTTTTAGTTTAAGCTCTTCTATTTCGTTTTCCAACTCATCAACTCTTTCTAATTCCAATTGCGTATCTTCAATATCTTTTAGTAGTTGTTCTTTTTCAAATGCTGAAAGAAATCCATCATCTCCCTCCGATTTCTTTTCAGATACTATAAGTTTTTGAGCAAGGTTAGCTAACTTAACTAATTGGTCATCATTCTTAACGGAAGTATCTATTAAATCTCTAATCAAAGGACCTATAACAGCCATATCTCCAGCGTGTCTAACCATCTTTTTTAATTCGATAATTAACTCACTTATTTTCTTTTTCTTTTCCGTTTGGTTTGTATAGATGTCCTCAAAAAGTGAACCTAATGTTTTACCTTTGAATAACTCGAATTCGGTTGACATAGTAATTTATTTATATATTGCTTGTATATAAATATCTAAACTATAAAAAGTTAGGATTGAATTGGCTTAACTACAATACTGATTTTAGCTTTGTAGTCCTTTGGTAACTTATTAGTTATACCAACAAACTCTTCTACATTCTCCGTAAAATATTCTATTTGTAATATTCTATCAGTAAGGTTAAGTATAGTTTGAGATGATGTAAACATCTCTTTGGATTTTCTTGCCATATTAAGTTGAGATTGTTTTGGAAAGAATTCTTTTCTCATTGC